GACGTCCTCACGAAGCTTCATGCCAGTGAATACTGGCGGTGGCTCCGGTATGAGCGTCTTGTTTACGTTTGTTGTTTCCCTGTTCTGGGAGTTGCTGTCGATGTACGGCCCTGAACCGTACTCACCACTCCCGTAGGTCAACAAACCGGTGTACTCTGCCATTGAAGTTCAGCCCCTGATCAGGCTACGTCTCCGTAGGTGATGTTCGTGGTGCCGCTCGTTGAAAGACCAAGATCGACAAACCGTAACCAGCTACCAGCCTTCGGTGTAACCGTGCCAGAGGCCACTGAGACCTGCAGAGGGAACCTCGCTGTTGCCGTACCCTTAAGCACCATTCCACGAATTCTGATCACTTGGATAGCGGCTGTGTCTCCGCCTGTGATCGCCTTGTTTGTTGTCGTGTGGAACTGGTTAAACCCTGTGATAGAAGTTGACGATCCGGCGACGTTCTCAAGTGAAACCTCGACCTCGGCCTGAAACTGCGTTGCCGCAGTCGCAGCCCAGCCGAGGGTAATCGCACCGGTAGACGAGTTGTTTAACCGCAGGTAGTACTCAAAGGTGTAGAGATGATTGAGCTCGAGATTAGGCGAGACCCCGAACGGGTCTGTCGCCGTCGTCGTGATGCCGCTACGGTCGGCGGCAATATAGTGAAACATCGTCCCGGCAAGTTGATAGTCGGTTGTACCAGACGAATACACGAAGCGGTTGTCTATCTCTTGAATAGCCGTGTTCAGGGTTGTACCCCAGTTCGCGTCACCGTTTTCAGGTATCTGCGTTGACCCGTTATTTAGATACGTTGTCACGAGTTCTCCATTTCAATCATCCTTGTAATCATAACCTACGCGGCGCCTCTGCGCAGTTGGAACGCCAGCTCTCTCGAGATCTTGGACGCAAGCTCTGTTTCACTCATACCCTCGGACGGGTAGATGTTCATTGTTACCCCGCCTTGAACGCCGCCGCTGAGGAACTTGATCATTTCCTTGTCGCGTCTTGAGAGACCGTCAGGGTCAAGAGGTTCGACACGCTCAGGGCGACCAGCCTCGCCGATAACTGCGAGTGTTCCGCCAGGCGTAGGCGACACGATACCGCCAAGCGCGAGACGCGCTCTGTACATGCTTACGTCTGCTTCTGTAACGGCTCTGCTCTTGCCGCCGGCTTTGCCTCCACCTCCGCCGACTCTTGGAAGTTTCACTTCTGGGATGCTGCCGAAGTTTACCCACGGGCCAGCTGCTGCATCAATTCCGTCAAGGATTGCGTTCAGGCCTTTGATCGCGAAGTTGATTCCGCTTTCTATTGCTGAGATAACTGCGTTGATTGTTCCAGTGAACGCGCTAGCAAGACCATCAAAAAGACCACTAGCAACGCCTTTGATCGCGTTAAAGACGCTAGTAAAGATACTTGTAAGACCTTCTATTGCTCCGGTAATCCCGCCCCAGACGATGTCAAAAGCTGCCTTGATACCGTCCCACGCAGTAGAAAAGATTGTCGCTACTACACCCATCACGGCTTCAAAGATAAGCTTAAGACCTTCGATCTCATGTTTAATGAATGCCCAGACAAGATCGAACGCGAACTTGATGCCTTCCCACACACCGTTAACTACTGTCTTAATGACACCAAACACGGTTTCAAAGACGATCTTCAAACCTTCAATGTAAAGCTTGATGGCACCCCAGACAACGTCAAACGCAAACTTGATGCCGCTCCATACGAACTTGGCAACAGCAAGGATGGCGTTAAAGATCGCTTTAAAGACGTTGAAAACGAACTTCACGTACGCAACTATTGCATTGAAAACAAACTTTACAACAGCCCATATTGCGTTGAACACAAACTTAACTACAGCAAAAATAGCGTTAAAGATCGCTTTAAAGACGTTGAAAACGAACTTTATTTGAGCTACCCACGCGTTGAATACGACCTTTACAACAGCCCATATTGCGTCAAAGACAACCTTAAACGCTGTAAATAGGAAACCGATCCTGGCTAGGACAAGGTTCCAGGCGAATAGGAACGCTTCTTTGATCGCCTTGAACGCAAACTTAAACGCGTCAGCTATAGCACCAAACGCTTTGCCAAAGTGCTCTTTTGCACCGTCAACGTCTCCTGTGAGCAGTGAGAAGACTCCGCGTATAAATTCGTAGATACCTTGGAACACCTTGATAGTGGCGCCGATAATATATATGACGTACTTGAAGGCATTACCAATTGCGTCTAAGACTGGAAGCAGCACTGCCTCCAATATTGGTACAAAGTACGCGGCTAAATAGTCACCGATCGTCTTAAATATGTTCTTAAACGTTTCGCCGATACCTTCTGCACTACCAAACGACCCTATTACTTCTTCAATCGCGCCCTTGACTTCATTGAAGACCTCTACTACCTTTGCCAGAACCTTCTCATAAAGTTCCTTCAGCGCTTCTCTAAGTTTTTCGCTATTAGCGTACGCGAGAACAAAAATTGCGACGATCGCGGCGATCGCGGCGACAAGTGCAAGCACCGGTGCAGAGGTTGTTACAAAGTAGTATCTCACTGCAAACAACGCAAACTTCAGCGCCTCGAACGCTTTTATCGCGGTTTTAACGTAGCTTGCCACTACTAAAAATACAAATTTTCCAACCTTAAACATTAGACTGAAAGCCTTAACAACGCCCATGATTGCAGATGTAAAAAGAACAATCTTTTGAACTATAGGGTTGCTGAATATGGCGATCAAAACACCGAGCGCGGCCTCAAGTGTGCCAAAGAACAGCTTTATAGACTGTGACTCAGCAAAAAGTCTTAAGAACTCGCCGAGCTTGCCAACAAAACTGGCAAGATACGGCCCGGCCTCTTGAAGAACAGCAAACACTTCGCCAAGGATTTCTGGTAGACCACCAAGTCTGTCGGCCGTCTCACCGATCGCTGCGTCGTCACCAAGCTTCAAAAACTCTTTTCCAAGACCTACAACAAGCGACGAGATCTTTGCAAAGTTCTCAGACGCGTCTCTAAAAAATTCAGCGAGCGAGCCGTCATTAAGAAGCTTCTGAGTGAACTCATCGAACTTCTTCATCGACTTTTCGAACGTGTCAAGCAGCATCTCGCCGCCAGATCCAGGGCCTGACGCGGCCTTGCCGATGTTCATGAGAGCGCCGAACAAACCGTCCTTACCGAGAGCGCGCCCAAGCTGCGCGGCGATATCTCCAGCCTGCGTGAACGTGTCTCTTAGCGCGCCGGTCTCGTTCTTTACGTTGGCTGTTTCCTTCCAACCTGTCGTAAGCGTGACAATCCAGTCGGTAAACCGTCTGACAAGAGGATCTGCAGCGTCAAGAAGCGACAAAAATATGTCGTAAAGATTCCCAGCAACTGTACCAAACTTGCCAATAGTGTCTGCGTTTGTGTCAGCTACTCTATTGAGTTTTTCTAAGTTCTTGCCTTCAGTGACTATTTTTGAGAAGTCAAGAGCTGTTTTACCGAGCGCGGCTCCGGTCTTTTGAAGAATTGGCTGCAGCGCCGGGAAAAGATTGGTAACAATGTTGTCGAGCGCGACCGTAAGCGGGCCAAATAGCTCTTTACCAGCGGCATGACGAAGCTCAACAAGTTTTGGTTGAATAGACACGAGGTACTCAGCAAAAGCTCTTGCCTCTACTGAAAGTTTACTTAGTGCTTCGGCGTCAGCCGAGCTCCCTCCGCCCCGCGGTTTCCTAGCTTCATTTAACGCTTCCTGAGCGTCGATAAGACGTTTTAGTGCATCAAGTTCGGCCTTCGCACGAGCGTCAACGGCTTCCTGCACTTCCTTCTGTGCTTGAACAACCTCTTCCTGACCGTCAATACCAAGCTTATTTCTTTTCTCTGTTTCTTCAGCAAGATCAGCGTTCCTGTCCTTCGCGCGACGCATGTTGAGGTCAGCCTCTTGATACGCGAGCTCAGCCTCGCGTCTTGCGCGCGAGTTCGGCGGTAGATCCTGAACTCGAGCAAGAGTTTCTCTCGCCTTTTCGAGCTCAATCGCGGCTTTCTTCTCTGATAGAGCAGCGTCTTCGGCGTCGAAGTTGAGTTGCTGTAGACTTTCTGACGCTTCTTGTCTTGCCTTAGTTAGTCGCTCCTCGGCCTCTGTCAGTCGATCATTTGCTCGGGCGAGAGCTTCACGGTTTTGTTCAAGAACCTCGGCTAATCGTCTTTCTGCTTGCTCTATTCGCTTTGAGTTGTCACCACCGCCGCCGCCTCCACCCTTCTTTGTAAGCGACTTCATCGCGGCACCGATGCCGCTGAACGCCATCTTCGCGGCTATCGCCGCTTGGCCGATAGCTGAAAAGACGCTAGGTAGAACGATCAGTGACGGTAGAGCTGCTGCAATCTGTGACCCAAGAGCCGTGATCCCAGACACCATCGATGAGATTCCGCCAACGGCAGTGGCAAGAGCCGGGCCAATAGCGTAGCCCGTCGTAACCATTCTAAAGAACTTTTGGTACGCCGCATCTGCTTCTTTTTGGAAGTCAGTTGTAATAGCCTTGATCTTGATGTACGCTGTACCAACAACTGCCATGTGCCGTCACCTCCTCACATCGTATTGCATCGGTATGATTTTACAACGGTTTCTAGTGGCCTAGTGGAGCGTCAAGCCCCGTACCAAACGGCAGTCTTGACCCAGCATCAGGCGCCGTCGGTGCAATGTACGGTTTTACCTCACGGTGCTGCCCGGACCGCTCAAACGGGTCGACTGGGACGGGCACGTCGCCGTCTTCTTCCATTATGCTATCGGCAATGTCCTGTGGAAGAGAAGAACCTGAGCTCTTGCTTGAAGCATACTTGTACTTCTTGCCGTAAAGATTGGCGTACAGCGACATCCGTGACTTATCGCGAGCCTCGCCCTGCTCAGCAGTGCTAATCGAGTGCATATCGTCTTCAAAATAGTAATGAAGAACGTCAAGAAGATCGGTACATGAAAGAGCCTTAAGATCAACGCCTTGAGTTATCGCCTTGCCGTTTACATACGGCCAGAGATCTACTCCCCAGTCGAGGAGAGCTCTGGCCGCTTCGTAGGGCGGTCAGAATACGTTTCTACGAGCCAACCGACGATGTCCATCAGTGTCTCCATGTGCACGATTCTGTCTGGGTCGTCGCACAGCGTGTTAAATCTCGTAAGACTCTCCGGGACAAGAACAACGCTAAAGAACTTGTCTACCATCTGTCCAGCCGCTGCTGGGTCATCAGGGTTGGAGGTCTTTGCCGCGAGATCAAGCATTGTCTTGCCCGGGATCTGCGGGCGACAGGTAAACTCCTCGTCGCACAGCTTAAACGAAATCGGCTCTGCGTCCGAAAAATCAGGGGTCCCGAAGTCCTTAAACTTAGCCATCAGATATCTACGTCTCCATCCGTGTGTTAGGTATCTTTTGTGCAACTACGCACTGGTAAACTATAACATTTCTCGTGTCTTCTCGCGTAAAAACGAGCAGACTTATCAGGTCTTCATCGCTATTTTAAGAGCTGTCGTTAGATACGGATTTGGTCTAGTGCCAGGGTGTGCAACAGCCTTTTTCCACACGATTGTAGTACCCGTTCCCTTGAATCTTAGAATTCCAGGCGGCTTTGCAATAATCAAATGCGGCTTTGTACCGTTATGATGTGCTAGAGCGTACAACCTTGAAGAGCCGACAGTGTATTCAAAGCCAGTCGCCGTTCGACTGCGCTGCATCGATATAGAAGCCGCAAGTCTCCCTGTGCGCTTTCCGACCAACGTCCTAGCGATCTCTTGCGTCTTTTTAGCCTTAATCTCGACGTGTCTCCCGACCTTGCCACCTCGCGAGTTTAGCATCACCTCAATCGCGCCTCTATCCCACCTCATGTAGACCTGTGTATCGACCTGCATCGTCTACCTACGGGATCGCCATCGTCAACTGAAGCACGACAAGTTGGAACCCACCTTCAGGCGGTGGCGTCTCTACGGTACCGATAACTCCGATACCGTACCCGCCTTCTTCCCACATGTCAAGAAGATTTATCGACTGAAGAAGCACCCACGTGTCGATCGCTGAGATCTGCGCCGCCTCCTCAATTGATGTTGCCGTCGGTGGTCTGCCATTCACAGACATCGTCGGGATTTCTCTAGCGACCGTGATAAGCATAACCGCTGTTCTTGGCGCAGTACACCTTCTCGGCTCAGAGATCTCGTTACCAGGAGAGCCAAGATACGTCTGCACGAGTGTTACGGTCAACTGCTCACAGTCAATAGACGACTGCCCGACAGTCCAGTATTGCCTTGTCGGTAGCGGCACGTTATATGAAGCGTACGTGCTAACGACGCGCGCCAGAACACCGTCAAGCATATCGCAGATGTTCAGTGCATCCGCTGAAACGTTTGAAATGTCTACGATTCCCACTTACGATCCAATCGTGTATGCGTTGATCACCGACGATGCAAGGCCAATCTTCAGGTTACCCGTGCAGATCAACGATGTCTCTGTAGTACCACCAACAGTCCTTGTGCCATACAACTCGTATGTACCAGGGTCGATCATCTTTAGAACCTCAAGGGCGTCGGCATACGTCACCGAGATAGTGATTCTATCATCTGTTGTAGAACTAGCCGTGCCGCTAGCAGCAGTCGACGTTACGTTTGTCGCCGTCTTAGCGTACCTAAACGTTGTCGGTGTTGGCACCTGAGTAATCGTATATGTGCCGTTAAACGTAGCGTCTACACCGGCGACAACAACCTCGGTGCCGACATAGAACCCGTGATCGGTGCTCGTCGTGATCGTCGCGACGTTCGACGTCAACGACTTGTTTGTTACGGTTCTAGCAGTTGTTGTCGGGTCACTTGTCACCGCGGCGCCTGTCAACGTCTTCGACGCTGTCTCACCGTAGCTTCTGATAATTACCTCAGGTGACCAGCCACCAGACAAAAGAAATAGACCGTTGATCGAATCAAGCGAAACGTTAGCGGTGCCAGTGCCACCGGCAGGTACTACGATATCGAGCGCGCTCGCGCCAAGCTTCATCGACTTTGGCGAACTTCTTCTCGCGCGCGGCACATCTGTCGAAAAGACGCGCGCCCTCGCCTTCGCCTTATCTGGGTTCACAGACTTGAGAAACAGGTCAACAGCATAGAGACCTGTGCGCATTTCATCGATGAAGTCCTGGCTATCGAGCAGCGTGTACGACACACCCTGCCGCGAGATCGACGTCACACGTTGCGGTAGCGCGCACGTATCGTCACCGTTAAACAACTTCGCAAATTCTATAGCAAGCGTTCTTGCAGCCATCTTGCCCATCGTCGGTGGCTCAACACCGTACGAATACGTGACCTCGACGTTGCACGCTGACCACGGTACGCCAACAACTGCCTGGATCGTCGAGTGGTCGACAAGATAGTACTTGTCAGGGCTGATGATGTTGCCGACCCTGTCTCTGATCGTGTGAATCTTTGTGACAGGCCGACCGCGTAGACGGATACGAGACGTTGACGTCATACCATCAGACGTCATGTCCTCGTAGAAATCAAGGTCGTCGGAGAAGAAGTTGTACACGTCGCCGTCGACAAGGATTGCCTTATTGTTGTCGATCGCTGGCCCGTATCTGTACGTACGACCGGCGCACACGTAGCGCTCAGTGACAGTGGTTGTTCCGCTGTATTTACGACCCGACAGCGCCCAGAGCAGATTAGAGGCCGCCTTAGCGGCCTCATAAGCAAACTCGGTCTCAGCAAAGTCGCCGAGTTCCTCGGGTGTTACCCATAGATTAGACATCGTACCTCGTCTCTATCTGCATAAACTGCAATGGCGCGTCCTATGTATTTTACACATAGAACGCGCCATTGACAGTTACGTTGATCAGGACGTCGGGTCCTCTGCGGAAGCGATGATGAAGTCGATCGCCTCGTCCTCGTTGTAGTTGATGTTACCAGGCATGTTGTACGCGGTGGTTGAACCCTGCGAGGTAAAGTCTGTGACTGCCCAGCTGTTTGCGGTGCAAAGAACGGTGCCGGTGTCGGCGGCCGACGTGATCGTGCCGGTCGTGCTTGTTGTGTACGTAAGTGTTGTTGTCAACGGCACTGCGGTGATCGTGTACGTGCCTTCAATTACTGCGTTGCCGTTTGTTCCAGCAACTGTGATCTCGTCGCCGACGCGCAGCCCGTGAGCTGTAGACGTTGTGAGGGTAACTGTTGAACCCGAGCGAGCACTGTTCGTGATAGTAGCGGTGATGTCGCCGTGCCACTCGTAGAAACCCTTACGCCCGGTGGGCGCCCATGTCGAACGAGCGTACGAGTACGGGCGCTCGGACGCCGTCGGGAACTCCCAGCGATCGTCAAGGCCGTTCGAGAACAACGAGTTACCGAGACCGTAACCTTCGAAGGTGGTCGCGATCATACCGTTCTCGATCACGCGATCGCCCGACTGACGAAGCTTGGCGTATGGGAACACCCAGTGGAAGTATGGGTTTGTTCCGGCGCGCTTACCGTCAGCAACAGCGAACGACCAACACTCGATGGCGACACCGTTGCCGGCGGGATCGTCACCAACGGCAGGTGACGACCAACCGATGCTCTTACGGTTCGGCGAAGCGAAGGTGCCGTAGTTCTTGCGAAGCAACAGACCGCCCGACACGAGCTGTGTCAATTCGGGGTCCGGCTCACAGATCGCGAGCTCCATCGTCACTCTCTTCAGAGTGTCAGGCGCGCGGTACGAAACGCAGATAACGCCGTTCGCCGACTTCTCGACGATTTCATCACCCTGCTCGTATTCCGGTGTGAACGACAGACGCATGAACGCGCTTGTGGTGTAGCTGTCGCCGGGGTTATTCAGAAGGTTGCCAGACGCGTCAAGACGTGTAACGCGAATCGACACACCTTGAATGCTCGCGGCGTAATCTTGAGTTGCCATTTGGTGTTCTCCTTGTTAGAAATCTGCTGACGTAGTTAATCTTATATCGACAAATCGACCCTGACAGCGAGATGAATCGACGTGTCAAAGTACACGGCCGCGGGGCGAATCGCCTTAAGCCGCATGTCATTCTGGTTGCCGGACACGTCGTATGCTTGAGCCAAATTGTCGTTTACAACATCAATGTCGCCGAGGAACACCCGTACGGCGCCTGTGGCGTACATCCACTTGTTCGTAGCAGAAGCCGTTGCTCCACCGTCGCCGTCAGGCCCAGTTCCGGAGTACCCAGAACCTAGAATAACGGGAGTACCACCCATCGTCTGCAGATGCTCCCTGCCCTTATCGTGGAAGAGCATATTGCTGTTGCTCGAGAGAATGGCTGCAGCGTCGCGAGTCATGTGAATGACCCCCTGCTCTCCGCCGTCGGATGCAGTGCCGATCGTGTACTCGAGAAGCGCGAGAGCTCTTTTAGCCGATAGTGCTGCGCCACTCGCCAGCACTGTAGCGGTGCTCGCTGTGAGAGCCTTGTTATCGTGGCTCTCGCCTTTACGAATCGCGCCGTCCCAAAGCTCAGCCTCGAGTGCTTTTTGTGATACGCCTTCAAGTTGGCGCTTAATGCGAGCGATTCTGTCTAGACCAAGAAAGCCTAGTGTAGATCTAACTTCTTCAACTTCAATGAAGAACGGCTTAATTTCGTCAAAGTAGTTTACTGCACCAGCGGCGACAATGTCCTCGCTCGTGGTGTCTGTGTCATCGTAATTTGCTACATGGTAGACTTCAGTCTCCCACTCCTGGGAAAAGCCGCGAACCCACTTATTTTCATCATTTGAGGTGTTTGGCTTAGCTACCGCAAGTAGACCAAACATCGAAGGTTCTATTTTTGGAGCTGCTATTACGCCATTTTTTGGGAAAGCCATCTATGGTTCCTTACCTGATGAAAGTGACCTTTATTCGTTTTGGGGGAGCCCGTTTCCAGGCTCCCCCATCACGATTTGATTACTGGGATCAGTACTCGATCGCAGCGGCTGTCGCAGCACCAGTGGTGTCACGGAGGGCAGCAGCCACGCCGTTCACGCTGATGGTCGACGTCACGACGAGCGACTCGATACCAACCTTGGCAACGCCTTCGAAGGTTTCAACGAACATCTTGTAGTCGTTGGTTCCGACGAGGGTCGAATCGCGGATGATTCCGAGGTCCAGGGTGCCACCGTCGAGGAAGAGGAATGTTCCTTCAGCGAAGATGTACCATGTGAACGTGTCGGAGAACTCGTCCATTGCGGCCGAGTTGCTCTGAGCGCCGTAGACGTTCAGGTCAGGCGAGAACGTAATGCTGACGCCACGAGCCGAGAGGTAGCCCTCGATCTCGGAGGCAGCTACGTTCATGGTGCCGTCGCCAGGCATGGCCAACGTGAGGTCGGCGATCATGGCGTCACGGATCCATGTAGGAGCGATGACCTTCAGGTTCTGGCTTGCGTCAAGACGGTGACGGCTACGGTACTGAGCAGCAGCGCGGCCAACCTGGACGAGGAAGTCGCGAGCAACACCGATGAGGCTGGTGGTTGTCACGGCTGTCGAACCGCTGGTTAGCTTGCTGGCCAAGTACTGCTCGGCCTCACGGGCGTGCTGAATCAGAGCGAGCTCGTTGTGACGGGCGATCAACTCTGGGTAGGCGCGTGTCATGAGGTTACCGAACTGGAGCTGCAGGGTCACGGCGTCGGTAGCGACGGTGAGCTCTGTAGCGGCAGAAACGGTAAGGCTTGTCTTGACATCAGTGCCGGGGCTGGTGTCGGTGACGTTTGTCCACACACCAACGGCATTGCCATAGCTGCTCAACACGGGAGGCTGAATGTAGCGGATACCGCCACGGTCGGCCTGGAATGTTGGGAGCGAGTCACGGATCGGGCGAACCGTGGTGCCAAAACCGAAGATGTCGTACTTGACCTCGAACGGTGTGCTGTGTCCACCGGACGCGACTAGCGCCTCGGGACCAGTTACGCTCTTGATCTTGACGTTGTTCGAATCCACATCTGTTGTGAGGATTCTCTCATCGGGGTAACGGGTAGTGATCGACGCAACGATGTGCTGCTCGCCGTCTCCGCCCTTGACACGGCGAAGACCGTGCAAACGCGAAGCCATAGCCTCAGCAATTTCGGTGTAGTCGCTCATCTGAGCGCCGGCTGTGTAGCCAGGGATGTCAGCACCGGCGGTGATCACCGTCGGAGCAGCTTCCTTGGCTTGTGGGCGGCGGTCAGCGGGAGCCTGGACGTTCACGTCCTGGGCTCCATCTTCTGCGGCGGCGGTCATAGGTGCCTCCTGGCCTTCCTGCTCCTGTGGAGCGGTTTCTGTGATTGTGGTTAGTTCAGCCACCTCTTCGACTGCTACTGCAGCCTCTTCGACGGCTTCTGTGATCTCGACTGTTGTGGTGTCTTCGGTTGCTGAAAGCTCTGACTCTTCCACTGTCTCGGTTGACGCTGACGACATGGCCGGCATTTCCTTCTTCTCCTCTTCAGCCTCGACGGCGGGGGCTTCGGCGGGTGCCTCTTCCTCTTCCATCTCATCCTCGGGAGCCATAGGCGCCTTTTCCATTTCACCCTCATGCATCGCTGCTTCGACACGCGATGACGCCTCGGCGGCGCGGGCGGCTAGCTCTTGAGCTAGTGCCTGGCGACGCTTCGACTCACCACGAACTGTGTCGAGCATGTCAGCGAGAGTTGTCATGGCCTCAACCGTTTCCGGTGTTGGATCATTACCTTCAACCGCCTCAAACTCCGCGACGATGGAAGTCTGAAGCTCGACGATTTGCTCGTCGGTCAGCTCTCCCATGTTATCGAGTTGCTGCTTGATTTGGTCCACTGTCCCTCCTCCGGGCCAGTCACGGTAAACAACTGTAGTCTACCTAGGGTTTCTGTCCAAGGGAGGGACTCTCAAGCACTAACGCTCGGAGGCACTCACCTAGGTTTCATATTAACATACAATTATGTCAACAATCGAAGAAGAGTGCTCATTTCAGAAGACACCTCTCCTTGAGAAAAATAGTCACTTCCAGACTTGTACGTCCGAAGCTTCTGTGTGACCTCGTCGGCGTCCTGCTTACCAATCTTCTTCTCGACGCGGTCGATCATGTCATCCATCAAATTTTTCAATGGCTCCGGAAGATCACTGAAACGCATTTTCTTAGTCTGTGAACCAAACGTGTCCGAGCCAGCCAGCGCGTTCGCCACCGCAAGACCAAGCAAACGCGCGGTTTCACGCACGTTTTCCAATGAATCAGCGTTTAAAGCACCGGTATCAAGCCTTGTGAGAACGGACCGTAGCTGATCGGCGGCCTTAGCCGCCGCCTTTAGGCTACCTTCCTCGTTCAGTTTCTCGATCTCCTCGGCACGAGCAAGTGAAGCCTCTAAACCAGCAACCTGAAGATTTTCCTTGATGCGAGCAAGAACAGCCCTGAACTTACCCTTAGCATCACGAGGTTGAGTCTTGCCTGACTCATAGATCGTATTTTCACGATCATATTCCTTCGTGTAAGAAACTGCTTTTGACTTCGGTTCTTCAGCCATTCTTCTTCACGACTCCGTCGGGGATCAACGCGAACCGGCACACACCCATGGGCTCGACGTCCATTGCAAGAATCTTGCACGATGTTCCGCCTTCATACAGAATGCAGTATTCGCAGCTTATATTCTTCTCAGCCTTATCGTTTTCTGACGCTGGAGTGTAGCCAGCCCAGACACCGGTGTCGTCCTGATTGAACTTACCGTACTTCTGAGTGATCTCAACGAGAGCCTCGGCGAGCTCCTTCTCCTCAGCCACGACGACGCCACCAACAGCGTCGGCAGTGATCACTCGATCAGCCAGCGCTTTTGGGTTATCAACCTCGGCGGCCGCGGCCTTGATCGAGGCAACTCGAGCCTGGATATCGTCAACAACATCGTCGTCGATCAAACCGGCTGTCTTCCATTGATCAGGGATGAGATCAGCTCTGCCAAGACCACGAGCTCTCTTCATGATGTGACGACGCACTGAAGCGCGCTTCGACGGCTTCGATCTACCGTACGCTTGAATCGCGTTACGAAGATCTGACTCGTTGCTGATCGGATACGAGCCGTCGGGGAGAGCCTTGCCTTCTCCGGCGAGCTTCTTACGGGTCTTCATCGAGATGTAGCCGAGTGACTCGTAGTCCTCACCATCACGGAACCTAGCAGAAAGCTCTTCAGCCTTCGCGGCAAGAGCAGCCTGACGTTCAGCCTTGACAGCCTCGATCTTCGCACGAGCCTCGTCAGCCTTCGCGGTAAGAACAGCCGGGTCGGGGCGAACGCCTGTCTGAATCTCGAGCTGCGCAATTCTGTTGTTAAGTTCGTTCAACGGATCGTTCTTCAACTTAGCAAGAGTCATCGCGCCTGCGGCAACAAGAGCGTACACCTGGCCGCTAGCAACTCGAGCACGGGCGATCGGGAAGCCTGGGACGTTGACTTGACACACGGCGACGAGTTCAAGGCTGCCCTTGATCGGACGCCAGTCACCCGACGGCGCGGATGCGCGCAACGCGCGAATCTGCTCAGGCTGCGCGCTAGGGCGCAATGCTCCAGCAACCCAGATACCGTGAGCGTCTTCACCGGCGTGCACGTCGGCGATCGCAGACCCAGTGTCGTCGTAGTGCTTCGCGGCCTGCGCGGCACTCGCCTCAAGAGACGCGTGACCGCCAGCGAGCGTCAACTGGCCGACAGGGTAGTCGCTGCCGTCATCAGCACGCACTACTCCGGTGTGGAAGTATGCGTACCTGCTGCGGCTGCGCGGTGGCTTCGTCCCATACGACATGCCGATATGATCGACGTGCCACGCGGCGATGTGGCCGTAGACTCTACCGTTGTCGTCAACGGTAAGAGGTGTAGGCTTCGACAGCTTCGGGTCAGCGAACCACGTCGCTGGCGGAACCACTGGAATTGAACTCGCGACCATTCCGCACGCAACGAGCGCCGCGGCGTCTAGATCGTCAACCTGATCGACGTATACACCGTCTGCCATCGGCTTCATGTCTTCCTCCTGCTGTTGAGAAGAGTTTGTATCTTCTTCAATGTAAATCTTGCATTCCTCAAACGCGGGCTTGGGAACAATCGTGACTGCCATTACTCTGGCCTTGTCAACCTTGATCTTAGTACCGCCAATTTTTTCTGACTTCTTGATCTCTTCCTTGAGGTCCTCTTTTAGATCCTCGATATCACTCTTCGAGTCGGCCGTGTCGTTAGGGTTCTCTTCGCTTGCCTCGAACCTGTCAAGGTCAGCGGACACTCCACGAATAAAACCGTTACGAACCATTCTCTCTACTTCACGACCATACGGGCCAATGTCGAACACTCCACGAGCGTTGCCGATGCCGTCGTCTGTGCGCTCCATGGTGTCGATTCTTCCGACAACGACCGAGCCGTCGTGGCCGTCAGATGTCTTTATCTGCCATAGCAGCGGCAACGGTAGCTCACGCACGGTGATAGCGCCACGCTTGAATGTTCTACCGTCTCCTGTCTCAACGCCCTCTGGGATGACGAGAGGGATCGAGAAGGCTGAACCACAGGGTGCAGATGAAGCTGAGGCAAGCGTCACGCGTGCCTTCGCGTCAGCAATCTTTGCGCGGTTCATCAACGACGCTACGATCACGTCGTGCTCAGCGACGTCGTAACCGTCGATCGCGCTGCCGCGGATATTTCGCTTGCCGACGTTGAACTTGCTGCCAGTCCACACGCCGGTCGCTTCCTTGTGACGAAGCGCGCAGTATCCTTTAGCGCGAGGTCCCATGTACTTCGACAGGTAACGGTAGCAACGTGTCCAGTCGCCAGGCGTGTTCCAGCGAATCTTTGCGGCGCCTTTGCCATACAGCCAGTATCGGCGTAGCTTTTCGGCCTTGCCGCGATTACGGTCTAGCCCGCCTTCGCCGACGGCGATCAACGGGTTGATCTGCGCAGTGTGAAGAGTCGCGATCACGCGAGCGTTAAAACCGTACAGTCCCGACGCAACAAGACCGTCAACCTGTGCAAGAGTGTCCTTGTACACGTCACCTGTAAGAGCAACAACAGGTGGGGGTGTAGCAGACGTTAGATCAGCAAGAATCTGCGGATCCTTCTCCCACTTCTTGTCGACGCGCTTAAACGTCATCGGTGAGGTGGAGTTGCTTGCTGCAGGGACGATACACACGAGGTCCATAACCGCTCGAGGGTCGTCAGGCGACACGAGCGCGAAGTACATTGGCTGAACGTCACTCGTCTCCGGGGTGATCTCTTCGCCTAGACCTTCAGACTTCGGCGCGTCTTCATCGGTGTTTGCTTCAGCGGCAGAAGTGATCGGCTGATAGTACAGGTTGTTCTTTTTCTTCTTGAAGAACTCCTGTAGGAGCGGGTGATCCTTTGCGCTGTCGGTGTATAGCTCTGTGCCGGTGTCTTTCTCAAGCTTCTTGAGATAGTCAGACTTCTCATACTTCGGGGCACGATCTCCAGGCGCCTTAGGCTCCCACTTGGTTTCGGTAGCAGCGGGCTGCTGCTTCCCACGCTGTGACATTACCCAGGCGGGGAAGTCAGCGACGATCTGTGTAAGATCAGCCGCACCTAATGCAGGCAATCCGCCAGGGATAGAAGCGTTTGGTCTATCGATAGGCGCACGTGGCTGAGCAAGAATGCCCGACGTGTCAAGAGGCTGCTGATCGCTCTGCTGTTGTGGGCGAATAGGCGTCGGCGCAAACGTGTCTTCAGCCTCCGTTTGATTTGCCGGAACATCAACAGTTGAACCGTCGTCCATCTTCACTGTCACGCTCTGCGACTCAGGGTTGATCCTAGTGATGCTGCCACGAGCGTTCGTGTCACCGCCAACAACAACGCGTGAACCGGCCTTTGAGAACTTACCTTTCTTGTCACGCACCTGACGTCTAGCGTTTTGCGCGCGTTCCTCTGGGGTGTAGCCTTCTTCGTCGCCACCAGGGCCGCTCAAAGGTTCTTCGCCGGCGGCAACCATAGCGGCATC